CGACAACGGAATTGAAATCAAAAAATCAAAACCCGTTTTTTGTACGCAAACAGAATTGCCCCCGACCCAACTCTTGTCTATCCCGAATGGGGGGTATCAGCCTGAACTGGCGTTGACTGGCCATGCTCAGCCGCGATTGGAAACTTTGACGGGCGATCGTGCTGGTTCGTTTGGGTGTGAGGTCGCGGAATGGTCTGCCCAATACTTAAATGTGACGCTTATGGATTGGCAGCGGCGTGTTTTGGACGGCCAGTTAGCGTTTGGTGATGACGGTGATTTGTTGCACCGGTATTCGTTGGTGTCGACTGCTCGACAGAACGGTAAAACGGTTGCGTTGGCGGCGCTGGTTGGTTGGTGGTTGACGTCAATGTCGGGTGTGCGTAATAAACCGCAGACGGTGTTGTCTACGGCTCATCGGCTTGATTTGGCGGTGATGTTGTATGACTATTTGGCGCCGATTTTGCAAAAACAGTTTGGCGCAAAACTGATGTCTAGTTATGGGCGCAATAGTGTCACTATGCCTGACGGGTCGCGTTGGTTTATTCGAGCGGCCAACAATTCTGTTGGGCACGGCATGTCGGCCAGCCTGATCGTCGCCGACGAGTGCTGGGATATTAACCGCGAAGTGGTGGACGGCGGCCTTTTGCCGGCGCAACGCGCCCAACGGTCACCGTTATTGAGCATGTGGTCTACGGCTGGTACAGAGGCGTCAACGGCGATGTTGCGTTGGCGTGAACAAGGTTTGCGACAGATCGACAAAAATGAGCCGTCAACACTTTATTTTGCAGAATGGTCACCGCCACCAGATTTGTCACCGATGAACCCTGAGGCGTGGCCGTATGCGAACCCGGCGTTGGGTACAACACTTGACATGAAAACGATTGCGGCCGAATCAGAAAACCCCGACCGCATATCGTTCCTACGGGCGTCATGCAATCTTTGGGTGGCGTCCGATAAATCGTGGATACAGCCCGGCATTTGGACAGAACTTGAATACAACGACGCTATGCCCAGTGGAGGTGTTGTCGCTATCGAATCATCGTTGACCGACGAACGATATTTCGGTGTCCGATCGGTCGTTTTGCAAGATCGGCGCACAATAACGACCGTTGCGTTCGTAACAGACACATACGATCAAATGTTGCACGAAGTCAACCAGTTGGCCAAAGATTTGATTGTAAAATTTGCGATATCGCCGTCAATAGATTTGCATTGGCCAACCGCGTTAGAACGACGTCGAATCGTTGTCGGGTATGCCGAAATATTAAAATTTACGCCACGAATACGTTCAATGATCCACGAAAAGTTGTTGTGGCACACAGGCGAAACCATGCTTGCCGAACATGTCCAACGTGCCGTTGCGGTACGGTCACAAAACAGTATTGCGTTGTCGTCGCAACGGTCACCGGGCCCAATTGAGTTAGCGCGATGTTTGGTTTGGTCAGCGGCGCTCGCCAGTCGACCGACCGCGACAGGAAAACCGATGATTGTTGTTGCTGGCAACTAGCATGACGCACGGGTAGCCGTCAGCAGCCTTACTTTTCCGGTTACGGTTTGGCGGCTACCTATACACACCCCACATTTGTTTTGGTGGCATACTTGGCGCATGGCATTATTTAACCGCACCGTCAACAAAGCGGCGATATCACCGCAACCAACCAAAGCGGCCGCCGCTGGTGGCGCAAGTTATTACACCAACAGTGTCAACAACGGTGGCGCACAAATGATCGGTCAATATTATTCGTATATTGAAGGCCCTGCACGCAACCGTGCGATGAGTGTGCCGACGATCAGTCGAGCGCGCGATTTAATGGCGAGCGTCGTTGCTTGTATGCAACTGAAAATGTACAACGAAATTTGGAACGGCGATGAAATGGAAAAGGTGCCGTTGGCGCCGCGCACATGGTTGCGACGTATCGACCCGACGTTACCAAACAACCACATTTTGGCGTGGACATTTGACGACTTGTTTTTTTTTGGTCGCGCATTTTGGTATGTGACGTCACGAACCGCTGACGGTTTTCCGGCGTCGTTCACACGGCTACCAGCCGCGATGATACAAACACTTGATCAGTCAGGCCCGGTGTGGTTTGCGCCGTCAAAACAAATTGTGTTTCAAGGCGGCGAATTAAACCCTGATGACGTTGTGCAATTTTTGTCGCCAATACAAGGCATTGTCTACATGTCTGAACAGGCGGTTGCTACGGCGTTGAAACTTGAAGCGGCACGCTACCGCAATTCGAGCAGCGCAATACCGGCAGGTGTGTTGCGACAAACTGGTGGCGAACCGTTAAGCGCACAAGAATTAGCCGATCTTGCGGCGGCGTTTAACGCGGCACGCGAAACAAACCAAACGGCAGCATTAAACGAATTTGTGCAATACACCGAAACGTTGACGTCGCCTGACAAAATGTTGTTGATTGACAGCGCCGAATTTCAGGCTATGGAAATGGCTCGACTTTGCAACATACCGCCATATCTTGCAGGCATATCGGTCGGGTCATATTCATACCAGTCATCTGCTGAATCGCGCATGGATTTGTGGACGTTTGGCGTGCGTGCTTACGCCGATTGTATTGCTGGCACACTCAGCCAAAACAACGTTCTACCCAACGGCACATACGTCGAATTTGATGTAGAGGATTATTTAACTGGTGAATATTCAATGATCAATCAACCAAATGCACCAATACCGACAACGGAAAGTGTAGATTTACCGTCATGATTAAGTTAATCCCCCAACTAATCACCGTAGATTCGGCGGCGGCAGACGGTCTGCCACGCCGATCTATTAGCGGTGTGGCCGTCACATACGACGAAACAGCAACAGTTTCGGACGGCACTAAGGTACGATTTTTGCAAGGGTCGCTACCAGTCACGGGTCGCGACCCGAAACTTTACATGCAACACGACAGCAATCAAATTGTCGGCAAAGTTGTCGAGCGTGTGGACACGCCACAAGGCATGATGTTCACCGCCAAAATCAGCGCCACACGGCTAGGCGACGAAGCATTAACGCTAGCAAACGACGGCGTAATTGACGCAGTATCTGTCGGCGTAACACCAACAGATTTTAGTTACGACGAGCAAGGCGTCATGATCGTCAAGGCAGCAAATTGGTCAGAATTGTCGCTGGTCAGCGAAGGCGCGTTTAGCGGTGCGATCATCGAACGTGTCGCGGCCAGCGTGCCGGACGAGGGTATCCACGAAACAACCACAGAACCTGATATACAATCACATCAAGAACCAGCAAAGGACACAACCATGAGCGAAGTAACAGAAACCCCAATAGTCGAAGCAGCGCAATCAACTGTCGACAAACTTTGGGCGCAACCAAAACAAGAATTTAAAATGCCGTCAGCAGGCGAATACCTTGCCGCTATGCACATCGGTGGCGACACATATCGCAAAGTCAACGAAGCATTTCAAGCGGCTAACCGCAAAAACGCAACCGCGTTGCAAGCAGCCGCAGGCGATGTTTTAACAACCGACACACCCGGTTTGTTGCCAGTACCGGTACTCGGCCCGCTATTTCAAGACCTGAACTTTGTGCGACCAGTTGTAACAGCGTTGGGCGCACGTTCAATGCCAAACACACCAAGCAAAACATTTATCCGACCAACAATTACCACGCACACAAGTGCAGCAGCACAAACCGAAGGTGCAGCGGTATCGGCAACAACAATGGTTATCGCGTCAAACGTGGTCACAAAATCAACCGTTGCAGGTCAAGTCACTTTGTCGGTACAGGACATGGACTTCACAGACCCAGCCGCGATGAATTTGATCTTGAACGATCTTGCAGGCGAATATCTGATTAAAACCGACGACATCGCCGCTGACGCTATGGTCGCAGGCAAAACAGCGTCAGGTTCAACATGGACGGTCACCGCAGGCAACCCAACATCGTTAATGAATTCGTTGTATGACGCAGCGCGTGAAATCGCTGAGGACAGCAACTATTTCCCAACACATTTGTTTGTTGACCCAACCGTATGGGAAAAGTTGGGCGCACAATTAGACAGCACATACCGACCATTGTTTCCAGCCGTGAACGGACAAAACATCGTTCAACAAAACGGTATTGGCACAGCGTCAGGCGCGTTGAACTACAACTCAATGAACCCACTTGGTTTGCAACTTGTTGTTGACAACAACTTTGCAGCAGGCACCATGCTTGTTGTCTACGCACCGGGTTTTGAGGTCTACGAACAGCAGAAGGGCATTTTGTCGGTTGAAGTACCGTCGACACTTAGTCGCACGTTCAGTTACTACGGGTATTTTGCAACGTTTGTCGCAAAGTCGTCGTTCATACAATCAATCACAATCGCTTAGTGGTTTGGCGGCATAACCGCTATGGCTACTTACAACACAGCAAGCAAACAATTATTAGATAATTACGCTTGCATATCGACGCTTGAACCGACCGATATTACGGTCGGGCAATCGGTTACGGTCGGGTCGTTGGGTGCACCGTTTAACGGCACGTTCACCGTTTTAGCGTTGCCACAATATTTATTTACGGGCGTCGACGCGGAAACAGGCGAATTTTTGTATGACACAAACGTTGCGATACCTAACCAAATTTTGTTCGCATGCACAGGCAACGCCGTCGAGTTTGTCGCGATCTACACCGGCACCGTCACCTACACGCAAACATGCACATGGATAACGGCAACCGACATCGAGGACTGGATTGGTATCGGTACCGCGACGGCTGGTGATACAACATTTCTGACTATTTGTGCGGCAGCAGCAAATTCGTTTTGTTATCGTCGCAGACAAGAAGTCGGATATTTTGACAGTCTGACAACGGTGCCCAGTCAGGACGTCAAATTGGCAACCGTCATGTATGGTGGCGCGTTGTATCGTCAGCGCGGCTCAATAACCGATTTTGCGTCGTTTGACGGCATGTCGACAGGTTCAACAAACGGTTTATCACCGTTGGTAAAACAGTTGTTGGGTGTTGACAGACCGCAGGTCGCATAATGCCCGTAGCGTTCACCGACCTGTTCAACGAAGCGTTGGACGATTTGACGGCGACGCTGGTAGCGGTAACAGGCATGCCAGCGGTTGTGAACGACCCACGCAACATGCAACCGCCATGCGTATTTATTGACGCACCGTCGTTTGACGCCTGGAATTACAACATCGTCAAACTGATGTTTCCGGTCAAAATAGTGACATTAGGGCCAGCGAATTTAGACGCGCAACGATCATTGTTAAATATCATGTCTAAAGTGTTGGCAGCCAATATTGCGGTCACGGACGGCCGACCAACCAGCACGCTTATTGGCGGTGTCGAATACCCGTCTTACGAAATAATCGCCAACGTGCAAGCACAAACAGCATAGGATATTGACATGGCTAAATACATCGTTACATCAAACAGGCTGATTGGATACGAGCCGGGCGATGTCATCGACGGCAACGATCTTGACGGCGCCAACATTGACGCCCTAATTGAAGGCGGCCATATATCCACGCAAAGCGAACGCAAATCTGCTAAAACTAAAACTATAGAAATCGAGGACTAATCATGGCTACCAGCGTCTACTTATCGAACCCGACAGTCACAATTAACAGCGTATCGCTTACCGACCAATGCACATCGGCCACAATCAACTACGTGTACGAGCAATTAGAAACAACTGCATTTGGTGACACGGCACGCAAATACGGTGGCTCAACGGTGACATCGTTGCAAAACAACAGCGTTGAAGTCGAGTTGTATCAGTCTTATGCGGGGTCCGAAACCGAAGCAACAATTTACGGTTTGGTCGGTATCACAACAAATATTGTGATCGCCCCAGCGTCAGGTGCAGCGTCAGCAACAAACCCGACATACACGCTTACGGGCGCATACCTTGAATCGCACACACCGATCAACGCGTCGTTGGGTGAATTGTCAACTATCACGCTCACGTTCGCTGGTGGCGTGCTCACTAAAGCAACGTCGTGATTGCGCGGCATTGGCCGCTGATAACTAACAAAGCAAGATTGACCGGAAAGGCACACGCATGCAATTAACATTAGAAGTTGAATTTGTTGACGAACGCGAACCAGTAACAGTCGAAACAACGTTGTTTTGCACCGTGTTATGGGAACGAAAATACAAACGCAAAGCGTCAGAATTAGGCAGCGCGATCGGTCAAGAAGATTTGGCGTATTTGGCGTATGAAGCGTCAAAAATGTCGGGTATTACGGTGCCAGCAATATTTGATGACTACCTAAAATCATTGAAGTCGTGTTTGCCGAAAGCGGTCAACGACCCAAAAGTAGACGCGGTTCTTACCGCTACGGATTAGCGCAAATTGTCGTGGCAACAGGATTTTGGCCGAGCGAAATACCGTTTGAGGTAGACGACATGAACACCGTCATTGAATTAATTAACAAAGAACGCAAGACACACTAATGGCTGACTCGATTAGTGCGTCAACAACGGTCGTCGGCGTCAAGGACGCGCTACGAGTATTAAACAGTATTGACAAACAGGCGCGCCGCGATCTGACAAAAGATTTTAAACAAATCACCGCACCAGTCACAAACGACATTAAAGCAAAATTGCCACGCTCGGCACCGTTGTCGGGCATGGCACGCAAATGGACAACAGCGTCAGGTTTCCAAATGTTTCCGTACAATGACAAACAAAACAAAGTTGCCTCGGGTGTGTCAGGCAAAAAAGTGCGCGAATATCGAGGCGCGTCAACAAACCTTGCAACGTTTTTTGTGCGTTACACCGGGCCCAGCGCGGCGCTAATTGACATGTCAGGCAAAGGCAAAGTGCCGACAAGTCAAGGCGGTCAAATGGTGCAATCGTTGAGCGCCAAATATGGTGCACCGTCACGGTTTGTTTGGTTGGCATGGGAACGCAACAAATATCAAGTTGAGGGCGAAGTAGAAACGTTGATTGATCGACTTATGCAACGTGTGCAAAAGGAATTGAACTAATGGCCGTATCCATACCCATTGTCACGGAATTTGACGGCACAGGCCTCAAAAAAGCTATGGCCGAATTTCAGCAACTTGAGGGCGCTGGCGCTAAATCGGCGTTTGCGCTCAAAAAAGCCATGTTGCCAGCGGTTGGTGTTTTGGGTGGTTTAGCAACGGGTTTAGGTTTGGCAACCAAAGCGGCAGTCGAGGATCAAAAAGCACAAGATTTGTTGGCTCAACAGTTACGCACGAGTGCTATGGCAACCGACGACGTTATTGCGCAAAACGAACAGTTTATTAGTTCTATGTCGATGTCTAAAGCGGTCGCCGACGACGAGTTGCGTCCGGCTATGGCAAACCTTGTGCGATCAACTGGGTCGGTTGAGGTTGCACAAAACTTGATGAACACGGCGCTCGATATTGCGGCGGCAACTGGCAAAGATTTGGAAACGGTCACAATGGCGTTGGGTAAAGCGGCAAACGGTCAAACAGCGGCGCTAACGAAACTTGACCCATCGCTTAAGGGTGTTATTGACTCGTCGTCAACACTTGACGATATTACTAATGCGTTGTCGGTGTCGTTTGGTGGCGCGGCCGACGTTGCTGCGCAATCATACGAGGGTCGTATGAAGTCGATGAAAATTGCTATGGACGAAACAAAAGAGTCGATTGGCGCTGCGTTGTTGCCAGCGTTGCAAAAGTTGTTAGAAATTTTGCAACCAGTTGCAAAATGGGCGCAAGAAAACACGACATTGTTTTTGATTATTGCTGGCACGGTCGGCGGTTTGGCTGCCGTAATAGTTGTTGCGAACGTGGCAATTAAAGCGTGGACGATTGCCACACAGGTCGCCACTGCGGCGCAAACGGCGTTTAATTTTGTAATGTCAGCAAACCCGATAGCGCTAGTTATTTTGGGTATTGTTGCGTTTGTTGCAGCGTTAGTTGTGCTATACAAACGATTTGAGGTTGTGCGCACCGTAGTTGACACGGTGTTTAACGCGATCAAAGTCGGTGTGACAACAAGTTTAGATTTTTTGACAAATTATTTTGAGGGCGTGTTAAACATTTACAAAGGCATATTTAATGCAATAGCAAAATTGTGGAATAACACGATCGGTAAATTGTCGTTTAAGTTTCCAGATTGGGTGCCAGGTTTTGGTGGCAAAGGTTTTAGCGTGCCGAACATACCTATGTTGGCCGAAGGTGGCATAGTTAATTCGCCTACGTTGGCGATGATTGGTGAAAAGGGGCCCGAAGCGGTTGTGCCGTTAAATCGCAATAATGGTGTTGGCGGTATCACGGTGAACGTGAACGGCGGTTTGTCGACTAGCGCCGAAATCGGTCAGGCGGTCGTTAACGCTATTCGCGCATACAACAGGTCGGCAGGGCCAGCACAGATACAGGTTGCGTAATGGCGGGCACAGCAATCGTTGGCGCTGGCAATTACAGCCTAGAAATCGACACAGGGTTTTTGCAGGACGCGTTCATACTTGATGACGCAACCGCTGGCGTGTTGAACAACACAACATACGTTTTGGACGGCACAACAAATTATGCGACGGTCACAACAGGTGTAAATAACATTGTTGTCAAACGGGGCAGACGCGATCAAGGCGACCAGTTCAGCGCAGGCACAATGGTGTTTAACATGCTTGACACAAGCGGTTTATTTAACCCGTTTGATACCAATAGCCCGTATTATGACCCGACAACGGCTATTGGTATCAAACAGGTTAAATAAA